TGAGAAAGTTGAATTGCTCATTAAGGTTCTGAAGAGCCTTAACCGGATCCTTTTCAATATCCTTATAAGCCTTGGTAATGTCCTGAGTCGAAACAATGCCAGTTTCAACTGCCAGCGCCGTCGCTTTGGTAGCTTTCTCAAGCTGTTGCTGAGACATTGAGCCGATACCAACTAACTCTGTCATCAGACTCTGGACAGTGCCCACCGTAGCCCCGGTTGAAGCAGAGATTGACTGGGAGGATGCCATAATCTGTAGCGCTGACGTACCGGCAATGTTTCCGGTGCGGATGATAGCTTTATTGATTTCGTCATAGGCAGTGAAGTAATCAGATCCTGCCTTCGCGGCAAGGAGAACTGCACCGGCCAGACCACCAATCGCTACACGCGCCGGGGTGACCATGGATAACATCGCTTTTAGCGCGTTCCCCACCCCACCAAAGGAATCACGCAGCTGCCCCCCCTGCTGGATAGCAACCATATAAACCGGCATACCGGAGGCCAGTGAGGTCACAATATCCGTCATTTGCATTGGCAGGTAACGCATGGCATTACGGTACTGCCCCGCACTGATAGCTCCAGATTTCCAGGACTCTTCCTGCTCTTTTAGTCGGGCAATCATTGGCGCAGCGCGGTCCGACACGCCAAGCTGGGCCGCCTTCAGTTCGAGTAACTCTGCACGGGTTTTTCCGATAGCTGCAACCTGGTCCTCAAGTGAGTCGATAAAAGTTTTGCCTGCGGCAGTTGCCCGTTGCGCTGCCTGTGCCTGCTCAATGCGAGCTCGGCCCTCTGCTGTTTCAGATTCCATGACCTGCGCCAGTTTCGCGCGGGTCGTCTCAAGCACGCTGTTGTAACGAGTAAAATCCTCGTCACCCACCAGACCTTTGCTCCGGAATTTAGACAGGCTTTCCTGAATGGTATCCAGCTCGTCCAGCGCCTTGTTAACAGGGCTGATTTTATTCAGCAGGTTTTGCAGTTCCTGCCGTTGCTGTTTCAGGCTTTCGCTGTTTTTTTTCTGGTTGTCGATCCCGGTGCGGAACGTACTGTTCAGGTCATCCGCTTTACCTGCCGCGGCGGACGCAGTCTCCTGAAAGCGATCCAGTGCCTGGTTACCACGCTCCAGCTCAGTGGTATTTACGCGCAGGGAAATCGTGGCGATGTCGTTACTCATTCCGCCCTCTCTTTATGCATAACTTTTAGTGCGGCGCACTCCATGATTCGGATGTCCGAAAGCGCGGTTGCCTCGTCGTCGACGTTGTGCAGGCGCATCACCCAGGGCAGCACGTTGTAATCAAGACCTGATGCGCCTCCCATGCCCGTGCGCCACTGCGTGCTGACAGCCTGAAACACCAGGAATGAAGGCCATACATCTGGCCAGACGTCGATGTATTGATCGTCATAGTCATCCGGCGTAAGCCCATAGGGTGCCAGGTCTGCCGCTGTGGGTTCAGGCGTATAGAATGCAGAGGCAACCGCTATCAGTTTTTTTCGCGCTGCCCCATCAACTCTCGGTAGTAGGTTTCCGGGATTGCCTTCATTGCCGCCGGATAGTTTTCCAGCAGCACCGACAGGTTTTCCGCGTTGAATGCATCGGGAAGTGCCCAGCCAGCAATGATTTCCATCAGAAAATCAGTGGCGGTTTTGCCTTCCATTTTCTCCAGATCCGCCAGTTCTTTGAGTGGCTTGTGATTGAATGTGAATGTCAGCACGCCATCCTCATCGCCAGCGCGCGGGATCGAGACGTTGGCCTTAAAAGTTGGTTTGGGCTGAAGGGTGAATTTAGTCGCCATCGTTGCCTCTTAGTGAAAGAAAGCCTCCATGGAGGAGGCTTAGACTATCGTTATGCCTGGCTTATGCCGCGGCGCCTGTGATTTTGTAGAACGTCATTGCTGGCGATTGCAGGTTCAGCACGACGCTTACCGTTTCGACTTCGTTCACCGCCGTGGTCGGCGTGTCGTCAAAAGATGCCGTGGCCGCCCAGTAACGATTCTCCTTCGCCTTCGGAACGTACATATAAGCCGCCACAGTCTCTTCGTCTTCATCCAGCTGGCGCAGCAACGGATATACCGGGAGACTTGAATCGTGAGCGATCGAGTAAGTCTGAGAGACGGCAGATTTATAGGTATTCAGGTTGCGCTGACGGTCATCGCTGAGGAACTGAATCTGCGTGGTGTTCTGATCACCACCGGATTTCGATACCTCAGTGATTTGTGGCAGTTCGGTCCATTCTTCAATTTTGCGAATAGAGCCGGAACCGCCGCCAGCCGCGTATTTGTTTTTGTTGGTGGTATTGATGTTGCGAAGAGTGACAGCATTCTCCGCAATCGCGTCGATTTTCGCGATAACGTTATCAATACCCGACCAGTTGCAGTTCACGTGAACGATATCACCGACCGCGATATCGTCCGCGGAGCTGACGGTGATCACCGCGTGCTCAGCATTCGTCGCGCCGGTGAAAGTAATGGCTGGGCCGTAGCCCGAGGCCAGATAAACATGAGCGCCGTTAGGCAGTGCGAAGCCCATAATGGTTACTCCTGTGAAATTAGAAAACCGGCACAATGGCCGATGATTTTGACGGGGTCAGTTAATGATGTCGGCCCGGTAGTTCAGGCTGATGGGAATGGTGTAGGAAACAGCTGTCGGGATACCGCGAAAAATTGCTGGCGTGCTGGTGATCCAGCAGGTGAAGTCACTTCCTGCAATTTCCTGCCCCTCAGGGAACAATTCCACTAATCTGCCCGCCAGAGAAACGACTGAGGTACGGCCTAAGCCGGCTGGCGCCACGACATTGATCTGGTACACGCCTGAATAAGTCCGGCAGCGCAATCCGAGATCGATTGTCCGCGGCGTAACGGGCATATCGTGTACGGCCAGGTATATGTCGTTAGCAGGAGGTGTAAACGGCACGTTCTCCCATGCAACTGAAATGCCCTCGGCATCGGCCCAGGTACCCAGTCTGGCGGCCAGTGCAGATGCAATATCAGGAATCACCAGGACACCTCCTTGATAGCTTCCTCAAAGAAGCGTTGAAACTCAGCAGCGGTTATACGGACCATTCCGCCCGGTGCCTGTGTGGAATGCCCCATTTCAAGCGGGTATGCATACGGGACGTTGTTGCAGAAATAAATGGCCTTCATCCCGACTTTGAACAGTGACAGCGTGTAGTTCCCGGCTGCTTTTGTCAGGTCGCCGGTCTTGTCTATTCGTCCCGTTTCATCAGTTGTCGGAGCATCAAACGATACCTGCCAGTTACCGCGAAAGCGTCCGCCCGTATACCCCGGCGGTGCTTTGATATCCATCCCATCCACCACCCGGGCTTTTTTCTTCAGTCGCCCGGTTTTGGTCAGGTTGTCGGGATTTGCCCGCTGCGCCTCGTTATGGTCGTAAACAGCGCGATTATAGGAAACGGCTGTCTGGTTAACTTCCCACAACTCCGGGTTGCCCACTGGGGACATCACCACCAGCTGGTTAAGAATTTTGATTCCGACGGCGCGCACCACTGCTTCCTGATTCGTTTTCGCCTTATTGACGAATGCTGTGATTTCAGCGAGGAATGCCGTGTTCTCTCCCATGCTATGCCCTCAACTGCGCTTTGTAGCAGAGTACCAGCGAGGCAGGTTTTGCCGGGTTGGGTTTGATAACCCGGTGGGCTGTGCCATCAATATCGACTACGTCGCCGATTTTAATTTCCTGCTCCGCCGTAAAAACGATCTGCACGTCGCCGTTAACGATGACCGTTCCATCTATTTCGCCGGGTGCGTATTCCGTTTTAACGCCGATCGCAGTGAACTGAACATCATCCGTTTTATGCTCGACTCCACCGATAACCGTTACTGAACCCTTGCGGGTGACGTTGTATAACGCTCCGTTCTGCCTGAGCATGCGCGTTGTTCTGGCCTGCATACGTAGGTAATCAATCGCCATATCAGACCCTCTCTGCAAATGCATTGATGGCGAAACCTCGACCACCAGCAAGGTCGCCTAACAGCGCCATGACAGCAGGATAGGACGGCGTGAAAACTTCACCATCTGCGACCGCATAGGTCATGGTGACAGCACCTTCCACACGTTCAGTTTTCACAGCGGCTTCGCGCACGCTGGAGAGTAAATCTCCGTCGATTGCCTCTACCGCCAGCATGCACTGCGCGGTTAAAACCTGCCGTGGAACTTCATCCGGCGGGAAATCATGTTCATCCAGAACGACATTCACGCGTGGCCATGCCAGAGCCTGTCTCGGGTCAGCTTTTGAGCCTACCCAGTCCAGCCCCTCCAGGTAATCCATTGCCTTAATCAGCAAAGGTGTGAGCTTGCCAGGCAGTTCAATGCCGCGTATTTCCGCAAATGAGGCAAGATCCTCTTCACTGACGTAGCTGTTGGCATCAGGAGAGGTGATATCGGTATTGATCATCGAATCATCCTGTTTATGGGGCTTTCGCCCCATTCGTTATTCTCCGGCAGGCGCAGTGAAGGTGATCTCATCAGTGGTTTTCGCCACTCCTTCAACCGTGCTGGTTACCGTGAAGGTGCCAGCAACGTCTGATGTGAGTTTCACCGTTGCACCACCAGCAGAGCCGGTTTGAGAACTGGCCGTGCTAAGCGTGCCGCCTGTGGAAGTCCACGCGACGGTTTTACCGGATACACCGGAGCCATTCAGCGTGTACTTAAGAGAAACAGTTACCGCGTCTGTGCTGTCAGCAGTTGCGGAGGTTTTATCCGCTGACAGAGTTACTCCCCCACCGCGGATTCCAGTTTGATGAGAACGCCCGCAGTGGATTTGTTACTGGTGAAGTGTTTCTTCCAGTTGCCCGCGGTACCGATGGCGGTCAGGTCAGGATTATCACCTTTGGCGGTATCCCAGCTGTAGCCCAGCAGTTCAACGTTCACGGTACCTTCAGCGCGATAGCCAATCGCAAGGTTTTCCTGATCGTTGATATCGTAGGAACGGAAGCCTGGTGCCTGAGACTCGGTAACAGTCACTGCGCCGGCCACCAGCCCAAGGATCGCATCAGCGTCCATGGTGTCGGTTACCAGCACAGGTTTACCCAGCGTGCCAGGCTGCCCGCCGTAAACCACCACGCCAGCTTCTTCGTAGATTTTGTTGGCAATCGCCTCATCAACAATGTCGAAGTAGGTCGCAGAGTGCATCACGAACAGAGCCACGCGGTTAAACTTGTCGCCGTATTTACGCAGGCCACGCGTCAGGGTCTTTTTACCGTCGGTCGCAATGTCGGCGGTTACGACCATGTCGGTGTTAGCACCAATCGCCGCAGTCAGTGCTTTCAGACCATATTTCACGTAGCCTTCCAGCGTGGCATCTGCCACATCAACGCCGATCACTTCGGAGAATTCGTCGACAGAGCGGCCGCGGCGTTTGAATGCCTCTTCGGTGGTTTCATACGGGCCATATTTCCACGGTGCTTTGACGGATACGGATTCACCGGCGCCAATCTTCTTGCCGGTCACTTTATCGGTGGAGTTCGTGTCACGCGATTCGATAGAACCGCCCACTTTGTAGAAGGCTCGCTTGCGGAAATCACCTTCAATCAGTTCGTTATCCAGCAAAATCGCACCGTTGGAGGAAGCGTTGAACACTTCCAGGTTGTCCTGGCGACGCTCAAGAAACGCGGTCTGCGCCAGATCGTCATAAATAACCAGGTCGGAATTAACAGTCGTTGCCATGGTTTGAATCCCTTATTTCGGAAGTTTGAGGAAGGCCTGCTGGCCGTGTTTGCGGATGTAGTCCGCTTTGTCGCTGGCGCTCATTTCGGAACGTTTCAGGCTTCCACCACCGTTTGGCTTGTGTACACCCGCGCCCGTGCCTTCTGCGCGCGGGAACAGATGTGGAGCCGTCTCCTTGAGAGACTCCGCCCATTCAAGCGGGCTTAGTGGGGTTTTGCCGTCTTTGCCGAACAGAACATCGCCATTTGCATCAACTGCTACGGCCTCGCCTTCGTCGTTGAGCTGGAATGTGCCTTTGGCACGCAGAATAAGATCGTCAGAAGCTTCAGGCAGCGCGCCCGCTTTGGAGGCTGCTGCACGGATTGCATCCCCGAGAACCCGATCCCGGAATTTGTTGGAGAACGCTTCAGCTTTTTCCGCGCGTTCGTTTGCCGCTTTGATCTGCTTATCAACGTCAGCACGCAGGCGCTCGGTACGCTTATCCAGCACCTCGTCAATTTTTCCGGCGGCGATAAGCTTCGCCTCTTCATCGTCAGAAAAACGCTGGAGAATGCCGCGTACAGCGTCTGGGTCGATACCGTCAAAACGTGACAGGTTTTCTTTTTGCTGCTTGATGGTGCCCAGCAACTCAGAGTTTTTTGATTTCAGGCCTGTAACTTCACTGGTCACACGCTCATCAATCAGCTTCTGGATTTCGGGGGTGATTTCGATACCGCTACCACCACTGCCCTCACCGCCGCTTTCAGGTGCGTAATATTTCAGAAGCATGTTTCGAATTAACATAATTTCCCCTCGGGATTTTGTCGGGCCTCGCCCATAAAAAAGCCCCGGCGGATGCCAGGGCGTGTAGAAAGTGATAGTTGCCAGGTTCAAGGACCTGATAGCTGCTTAAGACGTTCCAGGCTGATCCACTCGCCTTTGTCAGTGAACATATCAGCCAGGTCGATTTCACCCGCGCGGAACAGACGGCCACGCTCGGCACCCAGAACCTGATCCTGCCTTTGAGCTGGCTGACGCGCGAGCCATTCAAGATACGTGGTTTTAGCAGGTACCTGCCCATCCATGCTGGCACGAGTGCCCTCGTCCATCTCATCAATATCAATGCCGAGTTCGCGCCAGGACTTGATAATCAGAGTTTCAGTAGAACGGCAACAGAAATGAATTTTCCCGGGCCCTTGCAGGTAAGGTACTTTGTGCCCGATCGGTTTATTATCCAGGGTGTAGCGCAGCAGGTCGCGAATGATGCAGTCGTGACTGGTTTTATTGTCCAGCGTAGACAGCCACTGCTTACCATTCACGATGTCGCTGTTGGCGCTGGTGAAGCTGTTGCGGGCGGTAGCAGCCAGATGATTCACGGCTGTTTTAGCGATGCTTGCGGCATTTGCCCTGCTCATCTGGAGCGCGCCGTCGCGATAGTCTTTATTGGCATGACCGCGCACGCTTCGGGCGATGGTTTCAACCGTGTCGCCAGCAAGATAGCCACGGCGTACAGCGTTTACGATCCGCGCCAGCCTGTCCGATTCCAGATTCTCCGTCCACTCACTCAGCAGGCGCCCCTGAAATGGCTGAGCCATCGCCGCGGCATAAACCATATCAGCGGTGATTCCCTGTAGCGGGTAGCGTGCCAGCACCTGTGAGGGAAGAAGGGAATCGAACAGGCTCAGCTGATAACTGACCTCATTCCTGGAAAGCGCAAGCAGTTCCCCTTCTAGCCCGGACTGCATCGAAGCGACAGCCTGATGGTTAAGTTCGCGTACGCTGCCGAGCAAGCTTTCCAGACGTGTAACCGTGAAGCTATCAGCCGGGAGCCGATCCAGTGCATCCAGCAGGCGGGCAGACAGTTCTGCGTCTGTCTCGTTGAGCAGCTTCACCATTCGGTTAGCCACGCCCGTCGCATAGCGGCTAATCCAGACGGAATGGGTAATGGCCTCATCCCGCAAACTTTCGTTGACTGTTGCCATATCAGCCCCCGGTCAATGAGGGCGCCTGATTGCGGAGCGCATCAATCACATCATCCGGGCTGTCTGCCGGGTTGATGAGGTCGAGTTTCTGAAGCGCCCGAATCATGTCAGTATCGCGCAGTGCGCCGGACTGCCATGCATTAACAATCGCGGTAACCATCCCGGATTCGGCAACCTTCGCGATAAATTCCTGGTTGATGGTGTAGCTCGTCGATTCGTCCTTAATTCCGAGGTACTTCGCACACCAGCCCAGCGCCAGCGTGTAAGCCTCGGAAACGTTTGAAACGCAGATACCCAGCACTGATGTTGATGCGCTCTGTTCACCGCTTGCCTGCGTTGCAGTCTTCGCCGTGGCGTTCTGCTCAATTAACCTGGCGCCCAACTGCACCATGTAATCGCGTTTGCTGTCCATGGCCTCTTTAGCCAGCATGTTCGGCTGCGCCTGGGCATAGCCAAACGAGCCATCTTTGGGAAGCATTAGCGGTGAACGGGAACCAATTTTTACTCCGGTCTTCTCAAGGTGATCTCGCCAGTTGGTATCAAGCCCAGTCATATACGGCTGCACCTGACCACAGAACCACACGCTGTCCTCATAGTCAGCGCTGTTTCGATAATGGCCATGGTTTATCTCCACCAGCGCGGCCAGCGGTGAATCATCGATAGTGGGATCGTTGTTCTGAGCACCGACAAAGGTGAACGGGATTTCGTCCCAGTAGTCCTTCCCTTTCGGCTTAGGGTGGTATTCACTGTCAACGCTGTAGGTTCCGCTTGCGGTGCCACCTGCCCGGCGCCATACACGGCAGATAAACTTCCCTTCTTCCAGCGCCAGCTCGCGGTACTGAATTTCGTCCTTGTAAGCGTAACCATCCGGCTCTTCTACGCATTCGCGCAGGACCACCAGTACCAGCTGATCGCGTCCGTTAATTCGCTTTGTTCGCCAGTTGATGATGTTCTCTGCCGGATAGCGGAGAATGATCGCTTCGTCTGATGCCTCTGCATAGTCAACGTAAAGCCCATCACGCGCCACCTCCAGCACGTTCTCAACCACCAGCTGCGACTGCTGATAAATGCTGGTACCCGCCCCGTCAGCATTATCCAGCAGGTATTTCAGCTTCTCCGGGCCGTTAAACGTTGGGTCTTTGCGATACGCCATGCCAAGCATGCCGATCTTCGTATTGCCGGCAATGGCGTAAAATACAGCGCGGCGCAGATAGTCCTCGTTGCGCTTACGGTTGCGCGTGGATTTATCGGTTGGATCGAGATAAGGCAAGTACTTATTGCCCGCCGCTTTTACGGCCTCAGCGCCTTTGCAAAAGTCTCTGTATTTCCGCCAGGCAGCAGAAGCCGCCCGGTGTTCTGGTCGAACCCAGGTGATGTCGTCGTTTGCCATATCAG